GAGATGTTCATTAGTGACTGGAGTTCAGACGTGTGCTCTTCCGATCTTATATACCTTTTATATATAGCTTGATATATAGCTTTTATATATGTTATTATATATGAAAGATATATAGCATTGATATATATAAAAGATATTGTTTGAAAGGAGTGATTCCATTGAAAAAATACCAGAAAGACGCACAAAACCGTTATAACTCAAAGTTTGATATTGTGCAAGCTAGATTACCGAAAGGAACGAAAGAGCGAATACAGAGCCTAGACTACACTATAAACGCTTTTATCGTTGAAGCAGTAGAAACTATGCTTAAATCACTTGAAACGCCAACAGTCCCGATTTTAGAGCCTACAGAGAGCGTTTCGCAGATCGAAGAAGAGACGAAAGAGGTCGACCAGATGCCCTCAGTAGAAGTGATGCCATGGGAAGATGGTTTTGTTGATCCTTTGTCTGAGTCAGAAGAGGAAAAGAAGAAAGAAAAGACAGCTAAATACCTAGCGCGAAAGCATGGGGACGCAATCAATGACGTAATTATACAGGAATCAATCAGAAGTGATTATGGCATGGATATGCTTATCAAGGCAAACTGGTATGTTGAGCATCCGGAACTACTGGAAGAACCGGAACAGGAAAGCAAGCCAGAAGAAAAGGGCATTCAATCACTTGAGGAATTAAACGAAGAGCTTGCAAAGAAGAGAGCAGAAGACGCTGCTAAGATTTCCGCGGAGGAAGAACAGCGAAAGAATAGAATAAAAGAGATTCAGGAAGCGACAAAAAACGACATCGTCAACTATGTCAAGAGGGTGCGAAACGGTTCTGAAATGACCGAGGAAGAGAAGAAGAAAGAAGCAGAACGGGAAGAATGGAAGAAACGGAACAACAAAGAATTCGGAGTTTGATTCTGTGACAGCGCAGAATGTGCCTAAAATCTATTTGAATTAGCTTTGGCTATACTTCTTTGCCTAACGATGAAAACAGCCTTAAAAAGCCAAATAGAGCGTCATGCAAAATAAGGAAACAAAAAGAGCTGGGAATTTCTCCCGGTTCTCATTATATTCCAAACAATCTATCAAAGAAGCCTTTCTTTTTCGGTGGGCGCTGCTGCATCCAGTGGTTAATTAATCGCCATGTTTCGCCCTTGTCATACATCGGAACAACTATTTTTTTTACTCCGATATCAGGATTCATATAATATGCCTGTCCATAACGCGGTAAATCCTCGCAACCGTTAAATCCTAGTATGTTTCTGCTGTCTTGCGCTGACCTCGTACGCAGTCCCACACGGGCATCAAAGTTGACCTTGATTTCTGTCGGGATTACCTTGGCAAGTGGACACTGAGTCGCACAGATCAGATGGACTCCGGCGGCACGTCCTATTTGTGCTATACGTTGGATAAGTGGCATTACCTGTTTTTTGTTCGTGGTCATTAAGTCCGCTAACTCGTCAATAATCACATATAACTGCGTCCCTTGGTATTTCTTCACGTGTGCTCTTTGCATCTGTGTATATCTCGTTTCAATGGTATCCATAGCCATCTGCAATCCTCTAACCATCTCAGCCGGTTCGGATGCATAGAACGCCGTGTGTGGAAGATATCTATAGTCTACGAGTTCCACCCTCTTCGGGTCGATAAGAATGAACTGTACTTGTGACGGTGCCTCAAACAGTGCAGTTGTGATAATTCCATTAATTACAACCGATTTTCCAGATCCAGTAGCTCCAGCCACTAACAAGTGTGGCTGTTCCATCATGTTCTCATATTTGACAAAACTCTTTCCCTCTGGTGTGATCCAATTTCTCTGTGCTTTCATTGTGTTTTTCTCCTTTTCTCTTTCCTGTTATTTGTATTCGTGAAACTCTCCACTCTATGCAATAGAACAATATCTTCCGGCTCAGTTCCTAGCTCTGCAATTCTTCGACACGTTCACAGAGTGCAATCAATGCGGCTTTGAGCGTTGCGCCTTCTTCCAGCTGTTCAAGTTCTGCGGCAAGCTCTGCGACTGTCTCCGGGCGTTCTTCTTCGTTGTCGTATCCGTCAGACAATGAGTTAAAAATTAATTCCGCGATATCTCTATTTTTCATTTTCTCAAGTCCTCCGTTTTTCTAGTTCAATGCCTTGTCGATCGCTTCTGCTAAATGTGGGAACGCTTCTTGCACTTCCTGCATTGTGTCCGCTGTAAAGTCTCCGATTGTTTTCCCGTCCTTGTAAACATTGCCATGATAAACGCAATCTAAATCGCTAAAGCTCCAATCTATTCCAGTTATTTCTTTTGGGTTGTTCTTGTACCACATATCAACAGTAATCATGCTATTTTCCTCCTGATCTGCTCAATACTTCCGGGGATTGCTCCCCGGTTGGTCTGTCTATTTGCGTGCGCCTTTCTCAAGTTCTCTGTAAAGAAGGTTGCAAGCTAATTTCTCCGCTTTGTCCTCTGTGTATCTTTCCTTTTCTTCCTCTGTCTCTTCGAGGATGTTTCCAAGAAAGTCGATCGCTGATCTGAGAAAAATATCATCAGCAACCGGGAACGCTGTTGGAAGTCCCTGCATCCAGTCCATGAACATTTCACTTTTACTTGCTCTGCCTGCGATGTAATAACGGTTATTTTCTAACTTTTCAATTCTGAACGTCTCCAGGATGTCTGCGCAGATCTCGTTAAAATCTGTCTTTGCTTCTCTGTCTTCGAATGTGTAATATTCGTTTGTAGCCTCGTAGCTGTCCACGATCTCTTTTCTGATGTTCTCCATTGCTTTTTTGCTGTTTGTTCTTAACATTGCTTTTTTCCTTTGCTCCTGTTATAATAGAGCTACCTTTCTTTTGATTGGTGCCGATCGGTGTGAGTTGGTAGCTGCTCCGGTCGGCTTTTTGTTTTGTTGTTTTCTATGGTTATAATATACACTAATTTTGGTATAATGTCAATACTAAAATAAACAAATTTTAGACTATTTTCAAATTGACATTTTTTGCGTCTGATGTTACATTATATATATGAAAGCAAAGGAGGAACGCGAACATGATTAATTATAAGATAGACGTATTCAAAGCGTTGAAAGACAGGGGATATAATCAAACAAAAATACAGAGAGAAAACCTTTTGCCACGTCAGACAATGCAGAATATAAGAGCCGGTAAAAGTATTACATTGGAAACACTTAATAAAATATGTATCATGCTTAAGATGCAGCCAGGGGATATAATAGAAGTAGTGCCGACAGACGAGGAAAAAATAAAATACTATTAATAAATTCGTTGACAATATACTAATAATAGACTATAATAATACTTGCAAGAGATACTTGCAAGTTGCCGTGGCAAGCGGAGAAAGGAGAAAACATGGACGTTATGAATGAGAAAGAGAGAAAAGACGCAAGAGCAGCGATGATCTATGAAATTCGACTGCTGATTGATGCAGACACAAAGGAAACGTACACAAAAGAAGAGATTCTCAAGCTTCTGGATACAGTAGCAAGGACAAAGGAAAACGACTAAAAAAAGAGTCACACAAAGCGACTCAGACACACAAGAGAGGGCGGAACTTGCCACCGCTCTCAAACAATTATTATAGCAAATGAACAGGTGAAAGACAATGGAAAGACTGAAAAACGTATATAAAATATCAGCTGATCTAGAAGACGGAACGACAATAACTAAGCATATATTTTCACACACTCACGACAATGCATTGAAGAAATTCAAGGTTGCAAACAGTAGAAATAAGCTCCCTGAAATCATCAAAGTAAACTCTGTAGAACTGCTTTTGAAAGATGTGATTTATTAAATATTATTTTAGCTAATAGAGCAAGAAATGGTCATTCATGCTCTATTTTTTTTAAAATAGTTGTTAGTTCAAACTAATAGAGTAAGTAGGGTTACAAAACTGTTAACAAATTGTTACGATAAATATTTAACAAATGCCAACTAAGCCAGTAAACACAAGGGCAAGCAGTGATTTCACAAATGTTACGATGTGCAAATTATTATGCTATTTGTATACAGATTGGATACAGAATGGATACAGCCCTAATAATCGACTTACTAAATAATTTATAATATTATATATATTACTTTTCAAAACTATATCCTTCACTACGTTCAGTCTATAGTTTTAAAAAGGTCGGGTTTTGAGAAAACACCGACTGTGCACCTCCCAAAAAACGATGTGAAAATAAATCGATCAGACAAGAAACGAACAACGGCAGTAAGAGACAACCAGAGCCAACAGAACAGAGCATTGACCGTCCTAATTATCAAAACACGGACACGAAGCGCACAGCCGAGCACGCACATACACGGACGCACACGCCTTGAAAAAAATTAAAATTAATTTACTCGACACTATTGCAAACAGGTTTTCGTTGTGTTATAATGGCATTAGCGACAAGAAATCCGTGAAAGCCGAATGGGAGCTGGATCGAAAAGAGCTAGGAATCGTCAGCCTAGGCATATCGAGAAAATAACAGACAATGAGCTGTTCAATATCTCGGTGTGTCTAGGCTTTTTTGTTTGGTAGATTATTTGACAGTATGGAGGTGAAAAACAATGGCTAAGAGAAGAGCACAGAAAACAGAGAGAGTAGATGCTGAGACAGTGAACAGTGTTGAAAGTGTTGAAGTTGATCCGGTCAACCTCAGAGCCTTAGTTGATGACGTGATCACTGATTACTGCATGAGAGATGATCTGGACGAATCAGACATTCCACCACAGATCTGGAACGACATCATCGAGGAGATCAGAGTTACATTGTTCGATAAGAACGGTTCTTTGCTCTGGATTGATGGAAAGATCGGGACAGAATACAATGACGAGAAAGTAATGGATGCTTATGACATCTACAAAAGAATCTGCAACAGGCATTGCCAGGTCGTCAATATTAAAGGATTCCTGGACATGACAGGCATTACTAAACAGACTCTATACGACTGGAATAGGGACAGCAAATATAATATTAAACACCATAATAGTGGGAGTGATAGTATTATACTTAGTCGAAAACGTACAGACCTTGCCAAAAGAATCATGGATGATAACGAACAATCATTAGAGTCAATGCTACAGGATAAGCGTATCAATCCGATGAAAGTCTTGCCATCACTGAACCGACACCATATGTGGAATCTTCCGGGCGTTAGCCGTGAGAAAGTGGAGGCAAGACCACTGACCGCAGACCAATTGCCACAGCTCGGACAGGATTTGCCACCACAGATTGAGGAAAATGATTGATATTTTTTAAGATTTGAGAACGGAAAAACTGATGGTTAAAATAAATCATTGACTTTGCAGTGATTTTAAACAGGAAATTGGTGGAAATGGTTAACTTTATCGAACAAATATAGATTTATCCAATAGAATCATATGTTCGGAACAAATGTTCGACACGCTGACCGGATGGGGGACCCCCTTAAATCAATTGCGAAAAATCGGCTTACTAAGTCCAAAATTCTAACTCAAAAACAAAAAGCCACTATGGAGGAAACGAACATGAACAAAGACAAACCTGAAAATCTGAAAGGTACATTCAGTTTTAGTGAAATGAAAATAGCTAAGCCACTCTACAGCGTTGAATTAATAGGTTGCCAATTCGTGATTATTGAAGCATCGAGCAGCAAGGTGGATACGGAAAATGGGGTAGTCACTTTTCAATCCGGAGATTCGGTCAATGCGATGTTCAGACTTGAAGATGTCAAAGAGTTCTGGAGGATTCACTAAGAAAAAGGAGCAAGGATTATGTTGATTAAAATTACATTGGTTGCAATTGTTATATTCATAGCGTTGTTGATAATCTCAAGAATGTATTTCAGAACACTCAGCACTAGCGGAAAATTAAGACTTGCAGCCGGAATTAATTACAGAAAAGGCGAAAAGCTATTTTTGATGGTTACGGGAATAACATACATCGTTACTTTTGCTTTAGTTATTGCATCTGCTATTTATTTGATTTTCAGATACGTGTAAAGGAGTCTAATATGAGCGAAGAAGGAAAAATGAAATGATTTACAGAGATGTGAAAGCACTTTGGAGGGTTGTCTGATGATTGATAAAGAAACGCAGAAAGCTGTTGATATGTTTTATAGCATTTATTCTGAGCTTTACAAGAAATGCGGAGATAGAAACACGGCGATTCAGCTGACATGTGCATTATGCGGCGTTAAAGTGCCTGAATTAGAAACATTTTCGTTTTTGTTTTGGGATAGTGGACGCAAGAGGAATAAATGATGGGTGAAAAAGATGAAAATCTCAGACAGGTTTTTATAACGTCTGATGGACAGGGCGAAGATATCAAAGCGATTGTCAATGGCAAAGATATCAAGTACATCTTGAGAATTGAATAGGAGTGGTAAACAATGCTGAAAATCATTCAACGCCTGTTCTGCCGACACGATCACGTGGTGCATGACCATTCAGACCTTGTTCGACAGGAAGACGGAAGTTTCAAGACAAAACATTATTGGCGGTGTAAGAGCTGCGGAAAGGCGATATCAGGGAAATGATTACAAAGAAAGATTTAAAAGGATTGAGTAAACAGGAACTGAAAGAGATGCTGTGTTTGGCAAGTCAGTGGTGCGAGGAGTGCGGACTTGTTCTTGAGTTCAGAGACTGTTCGATGGAATTTGCCGGACAGGAAATCGATGCAGATGCATTCGGAGAAGATATCGAATCTCTTGAGGATGAATCACTTCCATTCTCGTTTGACCCATATGAGGATTGCGACAGATCAGACCTTATTCGCGAAATCGAGATTGCAGAAGAGAAGCACAGATATCTCGAAATAGACAATGAGGACTTGAAGACAGCAATTAGAGTTCTTGTTGATCTGTACGCCGGAGAAAGAACATTCCGGGGCGATTCGTATGAATGATATCGGGTTCAAGGAACAGATTCTTCAGACATCATGTGAAGTTGTCAAAAGTGAGCTGATGAAACACGAAGAATTCTATGATGCGTTTGTCTCATCTGTTGAATCAGTGATACGTGAGATACCTGAGGTTGGCGAAAAGACACTTGATATCGCTGAGAGAATAACGAAACGTATTTCCGGGGAGGAATGACATGAAATGGCTTAGAGCAATTGGAATTGGAGTTGCAAAAGGAATTATCACAGCGCTACTAATACTTGGTTTCATATATTCGTCCATGTGACGATTCTCCACCTACTAGCGGAAAGCTGAACAAAGGGATGCCACAAGTCCCGGTGGGTTTAGCCGATTCTGAAATCGGTTCCGTCAGAATATCGTTGTTGATTGTAATCTGACGTACTGTGGAATTCAACCCAGTATCTTTGCGGAGAACTGGCAGTGATAGGCTGTAGCCGAACGTGAGCACAGTAATGGGTATACACATGAAAAATCACGGAACCTGTTTTATGAGTGGTGACAGTTCAGTAAAAACGCACCGCTGACAAGCCGCATTCCCATAAAGGCATTGGAGATGCTTGCTAGGCATTCGTTCGGAAACGACTTGGAGGTTCGAATCCTCCATGCGGCGTTCTGAGTTTCACGGTTCTCAGAAACACCCCTCATGTACGCGCCCTATGTGCAGTAAATATGCCATTTTCCTTTAGATTAGTTTTGATTTCCATAAGTTTAAAGTGATTAAAATAATTCAAAAACCGTGAAATGCTATCATAGCTCAAATGGATAGAGCAGTTGATTACGAATCAACAGGTTTTCGGTTCGAATCCGAACGGTAGCTCTCTCCGAGTTTCGGAGAAAAAACTTTTTCATAACTTAATTTCCTTGCTACAGTGTAGCTGGAATCCGTATAGCTTAATGGTAAAGCGTTCATTCTACCCCTACCCAAGTGAAAGATTGAGGTTCGAATCCTTATACGGAAATTCAAACATGATTATCTCGGTGAAGAGTGATTTTTCAGTCATGCCGAGATGCAATGGTAACGAGATAGGCTTGTTCGAGATATTGGATAAGCTGATTCTTTCCACTGGGAGTGATTCCATTGGAGAAGACGGAAACCATCAACAATGCCTTGCAGTGTATCATCATAGAGAAGTCAAATGCAGACTCCTTGTGGTCGGCGATCAATAGACGCTTGCAGTGCAAGAACAATCCATTTAGTTCGTAGTGTGAGAGACTACCAACAGCGATGGAAATTCTCAAGAAGCCGATTTGCCTTGAAGCTGAGAAATCAGTGTATAACACAAGAAAGTCGTTAAAGTAGCGGTATGGCAAGTTCTTAATTTTATCAAAATGTTTTAAGTGGATAATAAAAAACATTACAAACAATTCTGAAAGAACCGTGAAATTTGTAGGTATCAATCCTATGTGTGCTTATACCGTGGTAGGAAGCCAAGAGTCGCTCTCAGAAGCTCAGACCTATCATCACAGTGGCAGAATATGACTTTTACCATGATTGAATAAGGGGAAACCCTAATCATGTTTGAATTAAAATTCAATCAGTGTTTTAGCTGCGGAGTTCGCTGAAGCTCGGAAACTAACGTTTTTTAAATAAAAGACGTGGTTTATCGATCATATAATAAACTCCAATATTATAAAGAACCGTAGCAGTGCAAGAATTCCTTACGGATTTCGAGGTAAATTTCTTGCAGCTAAGGGCGTATAGCTTAAAGGTAGAGAACAGGACTTTGACTCCTGATGTATTGGTTCGATTCCAGTTACGCTTGTTTGAAAAAAATGGAAATGTGAAGAGAAGAAAGGAGAGTTCCGATGGGAAGAAAAATCAAGGTGCTTGACAGAGACAATTTCGTCGATGCTATTAATGATTATTGCAGCCATAAAATTACAATGGATGAAGCAGCAAAGAAAATGGGTGTCTGTACTCCGACATTCCGAAAATATCTCAGAATGGTTTGGATGGGAGAACCACTGCCGGAAGAACTGTTCGAAAGGAAGAAATAGTTATGAATATTGAAAAGTGGAAAGAAAAATCAGAAAAATCTTTGAACGAAGTTGAAGAAGAAGCAAAAATTCTTTTAGATCGCATTGAAAAAGCGAAGAAATGTCTTCACAAGGTCAATGACAGACAGGACGCGAACAGATTCTTTGAAGAAAACGACATTGAGCATGGATTTAAGCATATTTGTCTGTTTTAGGTGATGAAAATGAACGATGAAATGAGAAAAAATGAAGTAAAACGCGTGATTACTTGCAAAATGGAAGATATTGCCAGTTTGGTGGCGAATTCCGGTTATACAGTGACAATCCGACCGACAAAAGACGGGGCGAAGATTACCAGTCACAAAGAAAAGATCGTAAAGTAAATACAGAAGCTCATGCCCGGATGCGGACAGGGAACAGGGGAGTGCTCCTTAACTTTTTTATTTTAAGAGTTAGGGGGCCTTTTTGTGTTATGGCGAGCGATTATTTGATTAAAACCGTAAAAGGGTATGAAAATTACATAGAGCGTAAGGGAATTGACGAACAGGTGCTCGATGCGTACATTCTTGCGGTTCAGACCGCATTTGAGCAAGAGAAAGACATAAAGTACGGATTGCAAGTTTCTGATAGAGCAAAGCAGATTGTTAATCAAATCATAAAAAAACAGACAAACGGTGGGGATTTTGCGTGGCTTGAAGATTATGCTCAGCAGAATAAGACAGAGTTTGATTTGATTAATCAGTATTATAAGATTTTGAAAATAGAAGCACCGGAAATTCTTGACAGCTATATGCTGTATGTGGAAAAAAACAGAAAACGAAGAGACAGATTCTACGAGCCGAGAAGAAAAACACTGAAATTGGTAACTGACAAGATTCAGATGCTTGAAGACGATTTATTGGATGAACTGTTTGTTCATATGCCGGCCCGTGTTGGTAAAAGCCAAGAACTTACGCTTGCGACTTCATGGAAATGCGCTAGAGATATGGAAGCAAGCAATTTGTACGTAACATACAAAGAGGGCCTTGGAAGCGCGTTCCTTGATGGAGTTATGGAAATATGGACTGACCCGACTTATTGCTTTAAAGAGGTGTTCCCAAAAGGAATTATCAAAGATACTGACTTAAAAAACAATAAGGTTGATTTAGGAAGAAAGAAAAAATATAAATCTCTTTCCGGAAAAGGACTTACATCCGGACTTAACGGCGAATACGATGCGTATGGATGGCTAATTGTTGATGACATTATCGAGGGTATTCAGGATGTTTTAAACCCAGATGTTCTCAAAAGAAAGCAGACTATCTTTGACAACAACGTAATGACACGTAAGAAAGAGAAATGCAAAATAATCTATAACGGTACAATTTGGAGTCTGAAAGATATCTACATGGACAGATTGGATTTCTTAGAGAACAATCCAGAGGCAAAAGATATCAGGTATGATATTTTGAAGATTCCAGCACTTGATCCAGTTACAGATGAAAGTAACTTTGATTATGACTATGGAGTTGGATTTTCAACAAAATTCTATAGGATCAAACGTGCAAAATTTGAAGAAAACGATGATATGGCCGGATGGTATGCACAGTGCCAGCAGGAGCCTATTGAAAGAGACGGAGCTGTATTCAATCAAGAACACATGAGATTCTACAATGGAGTGCTCCCAGCGCAAGAACCATACAGAATTTGCGCTGCATGTGACGTCGCTCTCGGTGGAGAAGACTATTTGGCATTTGCTGTGGCTTACATGTACGAAGACGGGTCCATATACATTGATGATGTCATTTTTGATAATTCAGAAAAGAAAATCACAAAGCCAAAAGTTGTGGATATGATTATTGACCACAACGTAGGAAGTGTGTATTTTGAATCAAACCAAGGTGGAGAGGGTTACAAAGATGAAGTAGACGAAATGCTGAGAGAAAAAGGACATAAGGTAACTCTTGTTTCTCAGTATGCACCTACGTCAATGAGAAAAAGTCAGAGAATTTGGGACAAAGCTGGTTCTATACGTGAGTTTTATTTTCGCGATACTGGGTTCAGAAATCAAGAATATAGGAACTTTATGAGGAATCTGTACTCTTTTACCATTAAGGGAAAAAATAAGCATGAAGACGCTCCTGATTGCCTTGCGTCGCTTGCATATTTCATTGAAGGAACATGGGAACCACCAAGAGTCGAAGCGGTACACAATCCGTTTAGAGGAGGTTATAGATAATGGATACAAAAACATATTTAGGACAGATTTCAAAGTTAAATTTCAGAATCAAGAACAAAATGGAAGAAATTAATCAGTTGAGAGATATGGCTTGTTCTATTTCTGTGTCTCCAAAAGAGGTTAATGTTCAGAGCAGCGGAGAACCTGACAAAATGGGAAGTCTTGTTTCTAAAATTGCGGATGCAGAAGTAGAGCTTGCGGATTCTGTTGAACGGTCACTGCAAAAGAAGAAAGAAATTGCTCAACAGATTGAAATGATTCCAAATGCAAATCAGTACAGAATCTTATACAACAGATATGTATTATGCAAAGATTGGAATGTTATTAGTGTGGAAATGGGATGCACTTTCAGAAATGCCATGTCAATTCACGGTAGAGCATTACAAGAGTTTGAGAAGCTTTTCGGCTCTTATTATCTGTAATCACTTCACATAATTTCATATAATTTCACATCTTTTCACTACTTTTCCAAATACTTGACGTGTTATAATAATAATCGAAGAAATACAACCTGAGGATACATAAAAATTCTCATAATCCTTTCTCAAAAATGCACTTGGAATGACGAACCAGGTGCATTTTTTATTGGTGAAAAACATGGTAAAAGAACAAACAATCTATTGTCCGAAGTGCAACAGGAAAGTTGGCACTTATGACGGAAAAGGAAAAATCGACAAAGTATGTCGATGCAAGAAGTGTAACAAAAAGATTATTTTCAAAGTAGCAACGGGAGAAACAGTCAGGAAGTCGCTGCCAATTAGAAATTGCAGTAGCGGAATGACTTTTTTGATTTAAGGTAAAGAAATGAACAAGAATACTCTACAAGACCTTGTAAAAGGCAAATACGGAAGAAAAATTGCATATGCGAATGTCGAAGAGGTTGATCAAAGCAATATTTTTGAAGTTGTAGGGGAAACAATTGGAACCTTTTACTTTAATAAAAGTGTTACTAAATACTTGTGGGACTACTACAAAGGAGATCAACCGATTCTGTACCGTACAAAGACGATCAGAGATGATGTGGTAAACAAAGTAGTAGAAAATCACGCTTATGAAGCAGTTCAGTTTAAAGTTGGACAGTCATATGGAGAACCGTTGCAGTGCGTGAGTATTGTAAAGGAAAATATCAGCGAATATGTTGACGTGTTCAATAATTATTTGAGACGCGCTCATAAACATGCTAGAAATATCAGAGCTGGTGAGTGGCAGTCGGCAACTGGAACAGCTTTTTTAGCTGCTCAGTTTGAAAAACCGGGAGAAAAAATGCCGTTCAGAATTACAGTTCCGACTCCGATGAATACCTACATCATTTATTCATCTATTACGGAAGAACCGCTTGTTTCTGTTCAGGAATTAAAGGACTTGAATGGTGAATGGTATAAGTCATGCCACACGAAAACGCACCAATGCATTATCAAAGACGGAAAAGTTGAAGAATGGGGTGTACATGCGTTTGGTGGAATCCCTATTGTTGAATACCCAAACAATTTTGAGAGAATTTCTGATATTGAGCTTGTAGCATCCATGTTTGATGCAATTAACAATATGCAGTCAAACAGAATGGACAGCATTGAACAGTTCGTTAGTGCTTGGGTAAAATTTGTAAACTGTACAGTTGACCATGATACTTTTCAACAGATGAAGATGGAAGGCGCGTTGGTTGTTAAGTCTAATAATGGAACTGATAATAAGGCTGATGTTGATATTATGACACAGGAGCTAAATCAAACTCAGTCACAGGTTGCAAAACAAGACTTGCTGGATAATATCCTACAGATTCTTGCCATTCCTAAACTTGAAGGAAACACAGGTGGTGACACTCAAGGGGCGGTACAACTCCGCAACGGATGGGATATGGCTAAGACGAGAGGAAAACTGAAAGACCCGATTATTCAAGAGTCAGAACAAAGACTGAATGAAGTTATCTTGAATATTATTCGTGTAAGAAAAGGAAAAAATGAATGTCCTATTGATACGAGCCAGTTTGAAGTGATTATTAATCACAGCCCTATGGATAATATGCTAGTAAAGGCACAGTTTCTGGACTACCTGTTGAAAGACGGCACTCATCCAAAACTTGCATATGAGCTTAGCACATTATTCCCGGATAGTGAAAAAGCTTACATTCTGTCCAAGCCTTATCTTGATGTGCTTTACAAGACCTCTGATGATGAAAATAAGCAAAATCAGATAGATGATAATTCTAATCAGAATCAAGAACCGGGGAACAATCAGAATTCAAATGGAAACAAAACGCCGGAGGTAGAAGAATGACATATGATTACACAGTAAAACAAGACGGACAGATGTATCCTCCGGGAACAGATGTGCCGGATATGGGGAGCATTGTTTGTACCGAAGCATCTGGAAATGTTAGAAGCTATGAAGCTCAGTCAAAAGATGTTGATAAGCTCCCGACTTATGTAGATGCAGGAAGTTCCTGCTTGATGTTAGACACATCGGAATTATACAAATTCAACTCTGAGACAAAGAGTTGGCAGAAATTAGGATAGTAGAAATAAGCCAGTCATTGAGAAATCAGTGATTGGCTTTTTCTATATAAATTTGCATCCATGCGTCAAATGGAAAAAGAAAAAATCCATGCTGATAGAACAGCGAAATCAAATGTAGATCACGGAGGTAATAACTATGACAAGAGAAGAAGCAAAACAAAATTTGGTTGCGTTAGGAATTGAAGAGCCGACAGATGCACAGGTCACTAATTATTTGAATCAGTTTCATAATAACAGACCAGCTCCGGCACCGAACCCAAATCCAGCACCAAAGCCGGAACCACAGCCACAGCCTACACCGGCACCAGTTCCAAATCCTCAGCCGAACCAAAATCCGGCACCACAGAACGATGACGAGATTGAGAAGCTGAGAAAACAGATTGATGCATTGCAGAAAGAGAACATCAAGAAAGATATTCGTGCTTATGCTGCTGAAAAAGGACTGACGGGTGAACAGGCAGAGAATGTTCTTGCTGGTTTTCAAGACAATTACGATCTTGCAAAGACAGCCATTGATTCCATGTCACAGATTATCGCCGATAAAGAAACAGCCGCCGCGCAGGCAAAAGAACAGGAAATCGCTAACGGTTCAATTAATCCGGGTGGTGGAAATCCGGGCGGTGGAAAACAAGATGATAAGCCGGAAGATGTGAAAAATGCAGAATCTATTGTTTTCGGCAACAAACAGAGTGAGCAGTCTGTAAAAGACTACTACGTTTTGAAATAAGGAGGAATTAAGCAATGGGTAAACCAATTGTAAGAGATTTTACACAAGGTAAAGGAATTCTGAAGTTCTTCCCGTATGAGGGAGCTGCTTGCGTAGTAGAGCAGTCAATGGTATCTGCGGCAGATAACAACGGAATGAAAATTGTAAAAGCTGGAACGCCGTATCCGTCCAATGATGCTGAATGCCTTGGATATCTTCTTGAGGACGTTGATGTTACACAGGGAGATGCACCGGGAACATATGTATATCAGGGAACGATTGATTGGGAAAAAGTAACAGGCCTTTCAATTGCAGATGCAGCAAGAAAAGCGACTCCGAGAGTTACTTTTTACGGAGCACCAAAGATTGCAGAAGGTTAATTAAGGAGGAATAACAGACATGGCATTACCATTAAGTCAAGCATTTACAGCGAGAAGTCTTGGGGTTATGTGGGATAACTACAAAGCGTCTCTTGCACTTCCACCGTATCTTGGAAGACAGAAATTTGGAACAACAAAACAGGATTCACTGGAAATGAGATATATCCTTGGTGAAAATTCTCAGCCAATCTCTCTGAAAGCATCCAACTTTGATGCACAGGCAGAATTAAGAGATGTTGGTGGATTCCAGGACATCCAGAACGAAATGCCGTTCTACAGAGAGTCCTACATGGTTACAGAAAAAGAGGAGCAGCAGTATGCGAACTATCAGTCTGCTGAAAACTCAAATCTTGCGAATCAGGTACTCAGACAGATCAGCAAAAAACCTATGAATCTGATTCAAGGAGCTATGGTAGTTCCTGAGAGACAGATTTGGCAGTTGCTTGCTCCGCCGGACGGTGTTCCGAAAGTTACTGTTAAAATCAAAGACAAGACATACACAATTGATTACACAACAGACAATGGAGCAAAGCACAAGGCAGATCACTTCGTTGAGATTCAGGGTACATCTGATAAGTGGAACGTTCCGGCAACAGCAACACCGCTTCAGGACCTGATCGACACAAGACGTGATTTCGCAAAGAAGACAGGATATTCTCTGACAAGATTCTCTATGAATACAGAGACATTTGAGATGATTCTGAAAGCAGAAGACACAAAGAAACAGGTACTCGGAATTACTGCTTACAATGGCGGTATCAGAGTAAGACAGGCAGATGTTCTTTCTTATCTGAGAGAGTACGGAATCGAAATCGAGGTATACGACAAGATGTATGTTGATGAAGCTGGAACAACACAGTATTTCATCCCAACAAACATTATCTCTTGTCAGTCAGCAGGAGTATATCTTGGAGACTACGTATTCGGAAGAACACCGGAAGAGAGAAGCGGAGATCTCGCCGGAGGAAATCTGCAACTTGTTGAAACTGGTATTTCTGTCTACACATATGCAACAGAGCATCCAATCAATACTCATTGCGTAGTATCCATGATTGGTCTTCCATCATTTGAGGGAATGAACAGCGTTGTTGTTATGAAAGTAGCGTAAGAGGTGATTGGATGCTTGCGAAGAACATTATCAAAATGAACGGCAAGTGGTACAAAGCAGGAGAAGAAGTCCCGGAAGGAACTCCGGGGCGGTATTCTGAGAAAATGCAAATACCGGTAGAGTTTAAGTATAAGAAAACAGACATCAACAGAATGAGCACTGCTGATTTGAAAGAATTGGCAAGAGAACATGAAGTATCAAATGTTGACGATATGACTGGTCAAGATTTGAAAGAATACTTTATTACAATGTTCAATCTGTAGATCGTGAGGTGCAGCTATGGCAATTGAAGACAGAATCTATGAGAAATCAGTAGAATACTTGTCTGATATTCCAGAGCTTGCCGATGAAAAACCATCAAAACTGTTAATCGGATTCGTAACTGAGAAATTTAAGCAGTGCAGAAACTATCCTCCGTATTTTACGGATGCAAAGATAGAATCTGACATGGAAAAACATTTGAACACAATCGCCATGGCTGTGGTTGACCTAAAAGCGAAAGAAGGAGCTGAGGGAGAGACAAGCCATAGTGAAAATTCAATCAGCCGTTCTTATGAAAATGCTTATGTTTCAAGTTCGATATTTAATGACGTGCTTCCGTATGTTCATTTTTTATAGAAGATTGTGCGTGACCATTTTGCTAATGTAGGCAATATGGTTGCAGGGTATTAGCTAATTTGGTGGTGGGCAGCTAATGGAAATAAGAAAAAGGCAGGTAAATGATTGATGACTATTGAAATATCGACAGCAATCATTATAAGTGTGGTGTCAGTTGCTTTTTCCATTTTCTTCGGTTTGAAGAACAATAAACGTTCGGACACAAAAGATATCGAAGAAAGAGTTAAGCAGAACACAAAAATCAATATGAAACTTGATAACATCTCTTCTTTGAGTGAGGACATCAAAAGTGAGATTTCTCAGATGAAAGATAAGCTTGATTCTCACAATGGAAGAATAATCAAACTGGAAGACAGTGTAAAGAGTGCACATCACAGAATTGATACACTGGAAAACAGAATGAATGGTGGTGAAGAATAATGGATATTTTTTCAATGGAAACCGTATTGGCGATCGTGGTTATTACTTATCTTGTTGGACTCGGAGCAAAGCTGTGTCCGAAAGTAAAAGATAATTATATCCCTGTAATTGTTGGCGTAGCTGGAGGAATCCTTGGAGTTGTTGGAATGTATGTAATTCCTAACTTTCCAGCAACAGACGTTCTTGATGCAATTGCAGTAGGAATTGTATCCGGACTTGCAAGTACTGGTGTAAATCAGATTCAGAAGCAAGTAAAGAAGGTGACCGTAAGTGAGGACACTGAACAGAAATAAGCAGAAAATGTACTACTCCTTGCAAGATGGTACGTCTCCGGTATATATGACTGATGATGATGGAAATGTGAAGTACATCGAAGTAGATGGAGAACAGATTCCTGTTGAGTCAGGAGATACTGAACCACACTACACGGAACCTAAGTTATTCAGAGCGAATATCAATTCTACATTGACCGATACATTTATTCGGGCTTTTGGCATTGATGATTCCTCTGACAAGGCAACGATTGTCTGTGCAAAAGGAACTCTCCCATTGACTAAGGGAGCGCGTATTTGGCGCAATTCAGCCATTAAATACAAAGACCCAATAAATATGTCAAACGTGGATGAAAACTCCGCAGATTACGTTGTTAAGGATGTCAACGATGAAACTATGCACGAAGATACATTCTTGCTTCAACGATTGATTAAAGAGGAATAAGAATGAGCACAAAAATCAGTTTCGGATTATCACAAAAGAGCATTGATGAAGCAATCAAACAGATTGAATCTTACCAGAAATCGCTTGATTCTAAGTTAAGCTTGTTCTGTGAAAAATTGATTGAGAGAGGACAGGCTGTCGCAGTTGAAAAGCTGACAGAATCTCCGCTCGGAAAAACAGTGACTCTGAAAAGTGATAAGACAGAAGAAGAGATGGGATGCAAAGCGGTACTGATTGCCACTGGTGAAGTAAAGTATCCAGAGGGAAGAGAACCGTTCAATCTTCTGTTCGCTATAGAATTCGGAGCCGGTGTTCGTTACAACAGCATCCCAAACCCAAAAGCCGGAGAGCTTGGATTCGGTGTTGGCAGTTATCCGGGACAGACTCATGCGGCTGATCCGAACGGTTGGTACTACTTTGGTGATGATGGAAAATGGCATCATTCCTACGGTATCAAAGCGACCATGCCGATGTACAATGCAAGCCTTGAGATGATTAAATCCGTTTCAGAAGTAGCGAGGGAGGTGTTTGGAAGTGGATAATTCATGGGTTTTCGACTTAGAGACACACATCTTCTCTATTGTTCAGAAGAAAGTAGGAGATAAGCTGAAAAGTAAGTATCCGAACATTCGTTTCACGACTACTTCAAAACCTAAAGGCGTGACCGTAAAATATCCAACAGTTTACATTCGTGAATTGCCTGGTGCAGAAAAAGCACGCACTTTGGACGGTGAAGATATCAGCGGAATCTTGTATTCCATGCAAGTGGAAGTAAGTACAGATAAAAGTATTAAAGAAGCTAAGGCGGTTTTGAAAGAGGTTGCCTTGGTATACAAAAATATGGGGTTTGAAATTAATTCATTTCCCGAAGAGAGTGACGGAGACGAATATTACCGATGTGTAATGCGAGTCAGACGAACTCTCGGAAACATAGATGCGTTGCACTGAGCCGAAAGGCTCTTTTTTATTGCCTAAACGGCAGAAATGGAGGTAAAAAATGGCTTCAACCAGTTATAAAGTAAGAGCTATTTACAAAGAACTTGATGATAGTGCGGATTTGTCAACTGTTGATTTTGCCGGAAGTTACAAACTGCTTCTGAAAGCAAAGTCAATGCCAGCTCCGGTGTCTGCACCAAACACAGTTGAATCAACAACTATGGAAGATGATGCACAGACATTTGAAATGGGTATTAAGCAGTCCGATGCAAAAGAGGTAACAGGGAACCTTGAAAAAGAGTATCTGGACAATATTGACAAACTTGAGAAGAAAAGAGTTGCTATCTTCCAGTTATATGGAACAGACGGTATCGGTGGAGTTGCGAAATATGCATACGTTGCACAGGTATCCGCCACTCCGTCAGACGTTGGTGGTGTCGATGAAATCTGCGAGATGACAGCAACCATCATTCAGAACACTGTCGCAAAGAAAGTGACAGACGAGTATACAATCGTTGACGCTGGAAACGGCACATTTACAGTAGCAAAGGGGTAACACGTTCCGAGCAAGACAGGTCAGCGAATACTCGGAACGTAAAATTTGATTACGCTGACATTACAGAATAACAACAGGAACGGGCGCTCTTAGGGGCGCCCTTCCCATATAAAATTACGGGAAGGAATAAAAAGACATGAAAACATTTGAAATTAATGGAAAAGAATATTCAGGGAAACCTTTTGACTTTAACCTTGTTTGCGACCTTGAGGACATGGGCGTATCAGTTGAATCCATGGAAGAGAAACCGATGAGCATGGTTAGAGGATATATTGCGCTGTGCATGGGAAAAAGACGTGCAGATGCCGGACTTGAGATTCAAGAGCATATTCTGAATGGTGGCACAATGGATGATGCAACCAAAGTAATGCAAGAAGAAATGGAACAGTCTGATTTTTTTCGCAACCTCAACAAGAGAGCGGAAGCGGAAGCTACAAAGAATCAGGAGAAGAAGAACACTGGCGGCAGAAAAACAGCAGCAGCGAAGTAAGATCGTATCGTTCTCAGCGTGAGTTTTTTACCTGTGAATGGTATCCACAAGCAAAAAAAATGGGAGTTGGCTGGACAGAATTTTGGAGCATGAATCCTAGAATTCTGAAAGCGGTATCTGCCGGATACGAAGAGCAACTCCTTGATATTGATTATATGAATTGGATGTCAGGGCAATATCTTATCAGTGCAATAAATACGTGCTTTGTCAAAGAAGAAAAGTATCTGAAGAAACCGATTCTGAAAACATTAATTGAAGAATCGCGAATGACTGATGAAGAACGTGAACTTCGTGAGATGGAAGAGGAAATCAGAAAAATGGATGCTTGGATTGCAGCAGACAGAGCAAGAGGATTGCCGGAGACATCGATAAATTAGGATGGGTTCACCATCCTTTATTTTTTGTAAAAAGGTGGTGAAAACATGGGAACAGAGGTTGACTCTCTTGAGGTAAAAGTTGAAGCGTCGGCTAAGTCAGCAAATGCTAGTTTGACTAATTTGGCAAAGAGATTAGGTACTGTATCGCAACAGCTTCAATCTGTTTGCTCTTATCAACCAACAATAAAGGCACTTACTGGAAATCTCAATAGCATTTCTCGACTTGATTTTAAGAATGTAAAAGATTTAAAAAACGCTATTAAAACAATGTCCAAAGATATGGCGAAAATCAATGGACGGCAAATTAAAATCAGCGTAAACAAGCTTGGAGACATAGAAAATGCCGCAAAGAAAGTGACAGATCTTTCGGAAAAAGTTGCAGAAGCATCAAAAAGCATAAAAATTTCCGTTGATTCTTCTGAGGTTAATTCAGCAAAAAAAGCTTGCGATGAACTGAAAAAGAAAACTTCCGGTTTAAAAGCAAGTGCTCAGACCATCAAAAAGGCAAGCGGACAACTTGGTGCATCTGATGGTAAATCCGTATTGAGCGGGGCAGAAACGAGACAAAGATTTTCGAGCATCGTCCCAGATAAAGACAAAGGAATTGCTGAAGAAGAGACAAAAGAAGCGTCTAAGCTTTCAAAGATTCTTTCAGGCACTCAGAAAGTTTCAAAATCTCTTTCTAATACGTTCGGGAAGATGGGGAAAACAGTTGGTGGAGTGGTTTCTAAAGCGAGGGATCTCAAGAATTTGATTACCAAAACAAACAAATCTGGTGGTCAAATGTCAATGGGAAGAATGCTTGGAATGTCACTTGTATTTTCCACTGTGTTTTCAGCATTAAGCGCAATAAACAATGCAATCAAGGAAGGTTCAAATAACCTTGTTCAATACAGTTCAGATTACAATAAGAGCATTTCTGGTATTGTCACATCTCTTCTGTATTTGAAGAATGCTTGGGCGGCGGCTTTTGCTCCGATTATCAATGTAGTCGGACCGTATATTTCAGCATTTATTGATATGCTCGCCAATGCAATGAATAAGGTCGCGCAGTTCATGGCTGTATTGACTGGAAAAACAGCAGTGGTGCAAGCAAAAAAAGCATGGAAAGACTACGGAAAAACACTCACATCCACTGGAAGTAGCGCTAAAAAAGCTGGAAGTGATGCGGCAAAAGCAGCAAAAGACCTTGAGAACTATACTCTTGGAATTGATGAACTAAATGTGATCCAGCCGACAACATCAAGCTCAAGTGGTGGATCTGACGGAAGTTCCGGTGCTTATACGGGACCAGATGTTTCTGAAATGTTTGAGACAACTGAACCGACTAAAGCTATTTCTGATTATGCTAAACGGCTCAGAGAAGCGTTCAAAGCTCAGGACTGGACTTCTCTAGGCTCAATCATGGCAGAGGGCGTAAATGCCGGAATGCAGAAGCTTTATGACATATTTGACTGGAATAAGCATGGGAAAAAGATAACTTATTTTTGCAATGCTTTTACCACAACAATGAATAGCCTTGTTGACAATATTGAATGGCCGTTAATGGGAGCTACTGTTGCTGCCGGAGTGAATACGGTGTTCAATACTGCACAGCTTTTGATTACCGGGTTTAACTGGACGAATCTTGGAACAGGAATCGGAACAGCTATTTCCACAGGGATTCAAAACATTGACTGGGGAACGATAGGATACACTCTCGGAGCGTATTTTATGATTTCTTGGAACACCCTTGTCGGTATACTGAGAGAACTTAAAGGTGAAGACATTGGAATGGCGTTGGCTGATGCTTTTAACGGTGCGTTAGATTCTATCAATCTTGGAACAATCGGAGAATCAATCGGAAGAATGGTTGCTCTTGTAATAGAGTCAATTAGAACATTTATTCAGAATGCCAATTGGAAAGAACTTGGATCACAGATTATTGATGGAATAAAGAATGCTTTCAAGTTTGCTTCTGATGGTGGCGAAAATACAGGAATACTTGCATCGGTTATTGGAATCGGAGCAACAGGTGAAATCACAAAGAAAATAGCTGAAATTCTTCCCAAATTAGATGGAATGGCAGAAAAATTCAATAAAATAAAGGAAGTTGCAGGAAAGCTAAACTTTAAATCTCTTATTACATTATCTCCAACAACTTTATTGATTGTTGCCGGAATTACAATTTTAGCTGCTGAACTCATGGACTTGTGGAAAACTTCTGAGGGATTCAGAGATGCTGTGAAAAATGCTGTTGGGGAAATTGGAGATGCATTTTCTTTTGCTAAAAAGGAAATTTGGGACAACGGATTTAAGCCACTTTGGGAAAACCTGAAAGAACTGTTTAATTCTATTTACGATTTATATGCATCAAGTGGAGCGAAAGAGCTGTTCGAATCAACAATGATTTCCGCAGTGAAAGCAATTGGGGCATTACTTTCCATAATAATCAAAAGAATAGCACAAGTTGTTTCTACTATTACCGGAATGGTGAGTGGAGCAATAGAGATAATTCAAGGTTTAATTACATTTGTGACAGGTGCGTTTACTGGTGATTGGGGAAAGGCTTGGAAAGGAGTAGAAGATATTGCGCTTGGATTTAAGCAATATGTTTCATCTTTATTTCAATTGCTTTTCGGAACAATTACAGCGATTTTCTCACCAATTGCTCAGTGGTTCTCGAAAAAATTTCAAGATGCTCGAGACGGTGTAACAAAAGCATTTTCGGATGTTGGAAAATGGTTCTCAGCTAAGAATACAGACATCCAAAATGGAATGAAGAGCATAAGTTCTTGGTTCGGTACAAAATTTAAAAGCGCACGTTCATTGACAAATGCAGCATTTTCAAACATCGGTTCTTGGTTTGGTCAAAAACGTGAGGATATCAAGTCAAATATGAAGTCTATTGCTCAGTGGTTTAAGGATATTTTTAATTCTGCCTACAACGGAATTACTTCAATTTTCAACAAGATTGGTGGGTACTTCAATACTGTAGCAGATTGGATAAAATCACCTGTTTTAGGCGCAGTAAAAGCAATCGCTAAGGCTGTGAACTGGGTTTACGGAAAATTAGGCGGAGACGGCGATCTGATTAAAGTCTCTGAACTTGATAACTACGCAAGCGGTACAAACGGAGTCGCGAGAGATTCCTTTGGTGTTGTCAATGACCAGCCGGGGAATACCTACAGAGAACTTGTTCAGTATCCGAATGGACAGACTGTAATTCCAACAGGAAGAAATGTCGTTCTGCCGATGCCAAAAGGTACAAAGGTAATGCCAGCTGGTCAAACAGCAGCATTGATGGGAATTACTGGCGTGAAGAAGTATAAATCTGGAATTGGTAATTTCTTTGGAAGTACAGCAGACAAAATCAGCGATATTGCAAGTAACATTTTCAGTTACATCAAAGACCCGAAGAAGCTTCTTAAAGCGGCAATTGATAAATTCACAGATTTGACAGGAGCACTTGAGCCTGGAATCACAATTGCGAAGACGGCAGTTAATTCACTGTTTGAAACAGCAGTTTCCAAAATCAAAGGATTCTTTGACAGTTTCGGTGCTGTTGATTACAAACCGTCTGCCGGAGTAGAACAGTGGAGAGGACTTGCGAAACAAGCTCTTTTGTTAACTCACCAGTTCAGCGAATCAAATCTGAATGCCTTGTTAACTCAGATGATGCATGAGTCAGGTGGAAATCCGAATGCTATCAACAACTGGGATATCAACGCAATCAGAGGTATTCCGTCAAAAGGACTGATGCAGGTAATTGACCCGACATTCCGTGCAAATGCGATGGCTGGATTCAATACAAACATTTACGATCCACTGTCAAACATGATCGCTGCTATCAACTACACAGTCAAAAGATACGGAAGTCTGTATGCTGGATGGACTGCCCGTGGATACAAAGGATACGCAAACGGTATCGGTACATTCAAGCTGTCTGATGTGGTTGGGAAATATTCTGTAGGTGGATTCCCTCAGAATGGTGAGCTGTTTGTGGCGAATGAGAAAGCACCGGAATACGTTGGAAGAATGGGAAATAGAAATGTGGTTGCTAACAACAATCAGATTGTGACCGGAGTATCCAACGGAGTTGCAGAAGCGAACAAAAATACAGAAAGACTTTTACAGAAGCTTATCGAGCAGAATGAGAGACTTCTGAGAAAGAATACATCACTGATGATGAACAGCAAGAAAGTAAATAAGGAACTGTCAAGGGGAAGTAGAAACTCTGGATACAGTTTCAGTACAACATAGGAGGTGCTAGGATATGTCAATCAAATTGAGTGATTTCATCATTGTAAATGGTCATCAATATCCAGCACCGAAATATTATCCAAATTTTCAAGTTACGACTGCTACAAATGCTGCTAGAAATGCGGCAAATAAAGTAGTCGGACAGAAAATCGGTCGTGATAACTATAAGATAGATTTATTGGAGTGGCCATACTTAGATGCGGCAACTTGGTCAACAATGCTACAAGAGTTTGATAAGAATTTCTTTAGTAGTGTTCGATTTTGGGATATGGTAAATAATAAGTGGCGTACATTAACAATGTATTGCGGAGACAGGACGGCAGATGTGTTCAAGATAGACTCATCCGGCCGTCCTCTTGCGTATATCAACTGTAAAATGAATCTGATTGATGCGGGGTGGTAAGATGTACGAAGTATCAGATGTATATAGAGAATCGATGAAGAATCCGCTGAGGAATGCTTCCCACATGAAAGTAACACTCGGCGTTATAAATGATACAGCACAGAGTCAGGCATTGCTGAGTAATCAAAGCCAGTATGCAGGATTTTCTGATTTTGACGGAGTGTTTGAAAAGAAAGAAGCTCAAAGCCAGTACGCAACCTATGAAAATAACTTTTGGTTACTTGATGGCTCTATGAGATTTCTCCCGGATGCAGCGTCTCAGTATGAACCTGTTGGAATTGTATCGAAGGATCTGTTTTCGAACAGTTTCTCGGTGAAAATGACATTTCAAGAGAGTGTTGACATTGCCGGATTAACTATAAAGTTTGCCGGGAATTATCCTAGCAAATTCAGCATAATCACATCTGACGGAACATCAAAGAGCTATTCAAACAGCAGCTTGAACTTTACGACAGATGATAGATTTGATAACACAAATTCTCTTGAGATAAAAGTCACTGCAATGTCCGCTACAAACAATCGTGTGCGTATTGAGAGTATTTTATTTGGAAATGCGGTAGTTTTTACAGATAATGACATAATCAACGCAGAATCGGCTTCTACGATGTCACAGATCAATGAGGACTTGCCGGAGATTAACTTCACGCTTACTCTTGATAATAACGATAAGAAATTCGATTACGACAATAAAGAATCAATTATCAATTATCTAAGGACAGGACAGGATGTAGTTGTTCAGATGGGATATGACCTTGATGATGGAACAACAGAGTGGATTTTGTTGCATACATTAAAGCTGAGTGAGTGGTCAGCAAGTGACGATGAAGCGAGCATTAAAGCCGTAGACGTTCTTCAACAGTTCGGTGATGGTGACTATTACCGTGGAGACTGGCACGCAAAAGGAATTACACTGTATGCTTTGGCAAATTATGTAATTGCTGATGCAATCGGTACTTATTCGATTCCTCAAGACAAGTTCTTTATTGACAAATACTTAAAGTCCGTAGAGGTCAGAAACCCTATTCCATTAGTGTCACACAAAGAAGCTTTGCAAATTATTGCGAATGCCGGAAGATGCGTTTTGACTGTGGATAGATATGGAAAAATCTGTATTAAGTCAGCATTTGACCCGGATGCAGAGACAACTTCTACTGAGACTGCATATTTCTCTGATGTTTCCAATGTGAATATTGACAATGAAAAGACGCGTTATGCGACATATGAAGATTCAATGTGGCAGCTCGGTAAAAGACCGCCGTTTCTTCCGAGGACTGGTGTTAAAGATGATGTCGGATTTGTTACAAAAGATATTGCTCCTAAAGGTGGAACGTTTTCGACACCTCCGCAGATTGTAAAGACGTTTGAGGTTCCTAGAAAAAGCAATGGAATGAAAATAAAAGTGTATTATATGTTCCCCCGTACGATGAGCATTAACACTTATCTGAAAGACCAGATTGTTGAATCTATCGGAATTTCTGATGGAAAAATCAACTATGCTGATGTGAAAACATGGACTACAGATCACCAGTTTAAAGAATTCGACAAGATGGTTATTGAGTTTGGAAGAATCAATGCAAATACAAGGCTTGTGGTTGATTATATTGAGCTTGGTGAAAACATCGATTACACAATTGAAAGAGATGATATGTATTCTAGTCCGACTATGAGTAAGCCGGAGAATATCAAGCGATTAAAGAATATCAGAACTGTCTATTCAAAATCCGATACGCTTGAAGAAGTAGTAAGCGAAGAGGTTGAGTGGACGAATGAAACTTTGCTATATACGTTTGACGAACCGCATCATTCTTATACGGCTTCTCTTGAGAATCAGGCAAATGGTCAAAGTGTTGAGATTTCGGACAGTGGAGCATACTTTGTTGAACTTAAACTTAGCGGAAATGACATGGGCAAGAAGGTTCAAGTCATCGTTAACGGTAAAAAATTCAATCAGTCAAACGCTTATTCCGTTGCGGAAATCAGCAATTACGGTGTTGAAAAAGATTGGAGCAATCCGCTGATATCAGACAAACAGTTGTGCGATAAAGTTTGCAAATGGGTTGCTGACTATTACAATCCAGGCATTGATTACTCTATTGATTACCGTGGAGAACCGGCACTTGATGCCGGCGATACAATCTATCAAGAAAACCGTGACGGAGAAATGGTCAAGACGGTAGCGGAAAGCGTGTCACTGACTTATGACGGAACCGTGAGTGGAACACTTGAGACAAGGAGGATATAATATGGCATCATTTTCCGTACCTAAAACTGATTGGAATGCAAATTCCTTTTTCAGTTATGGAGCATATAACAGAATTAAGAACAATATTCAATATCTGATCGACTTGTCTTTCGAGTTGTTCCCGGAATACGAATATGAAAAGATGAGCGATGATAAGACATATTCAGATTTTCCGTATGCCGATGAATTCAATCTGATTGAATTGAACTTGAAACTTTTACATGACAAGTCGTTCGGTTTTGTAAAATACACATTCTCAGATATGAAGAACTGGTATCCAAATCAGCAGACACCGTCTTATGAGGATATGAACAGATATGAACAGATGACTGTTGATTACTACAATGGTTTGAACAGCATCAAGAAAAACAAGAACAAGCTCGGTGATATCAAGCTTGGAATGAAGTTATAGGAGGTATCATTATGGCATTAAGAACTGATTTTAAGGACAGCGTATTGAAAGACACAACTGGAAACAAGAAATACAAAATGACGAACAACAGCGACAATACAGTTTCTTTCACTGATGTTACTGAGTACTCTCAAGAAGGTAGCCCATATGGAGCAAAAGAAGTTAATGAAGAAAGGGAAGCTATTAACTCTGTTATAGTGCCTAAAACAAGAACTGTCAAGGGTGGCTATCTAACTTGTGACGTTGCGGAAGCAGGAGCTGTAACATGGCTTAGAATTTCTAGCAATACGACATCGAAACTTACAAACGGAACTGAATATAAGCCATTTACAGTAACGCCAGCACCTTTGTTCGCAGTATTTCGCAGAATCTACATCAATGATTCTCTCGGTTTTATTTTCAAAATCACAACTAGTGGACAAGTTAGTATCACTCCATTCGGCGGAGATATTCAAGTTGGAGTAGGAATTAATGTGTCTGAATTCTTTATGACATCGAGGGAGTGATGTTATGAGAACATTAAAATTCAACGTAAAAGAGCAGAGGATAGAGAAAGCAAAGAACTGTGATTTTAGTGATATCGCAAGAGGGACAACGGGATATTTGAAAGCACAGTTTTCTTTTTCCTCTGATTGGAACGGATACGCAAAGGTGGCTGTTTTCAATGATGCATGGGACAAAGTAGAAGAGTGCAGACCGATTATCGGTAATGAGTGCGAAATCCCGTCAAAAGTTCTTGACAGCATCTCATTCAAAGTAAGGGTTATCGGCGTATCAGATGGAAGAAGACTCACCACGAACAGAACGGAGGTGGAGCAGTGACAGAGCAAGAAGCATTAGCTGTAGCACTGGCAGAACAAGAGCTTGTAAAGCCAGTCAATGACATTCTGATGATTGACCCAGAGACAAGGACGATTAATGTTCCTGATTCAGAAAGACTTTTCGGTGTGCAGTCAGATGAAAAGGCTGAGAGAAAGTATTTCAAGTGTCCGAAAATCGTTGGAAACAACATCAACCTTGCGACCATGAATCTGTACATCAACTATAAAAGTCCGAATCAAGCAGATGAAGAGGGTGACTCCTACATTGTACAAGATGTTGTGACAAGCGGAGACTACATCACATTCTCTTGGGTTCTTGGTCGAAATGTAACGAAATATACAGACGGAATCCACTTCTCTGTCTGCGCCAAAAAGTCAAACTCAGACGGCACTCTTACGACAGAGTGGAACACAACATGGGCAGAAGGAGAAGTCCTTGAGGGATTGGAAACTACTCAGCAGATCGCGGAAAAGAATAAGGACTTGATTGAACAGTTGCTGAATACTTATGACTCAAAAGTTGCTGTGAAACTGGAATTCGATCCGTCAACCCGTGGAATATCTATTGTTTAAGGAGTGAGAATTATGGCATTGAAAGCAGAAGATGTATTGGCGATTGTCAATGAAAAAATAAAGAATCCTGTCACTCAAGAACAAGTGACAACAGCTGTCAACGAGTATCTAAAAGAAAATCCAGTTACCGCAGGAACAGCAAATTACGACCCACAAACAAGAGGAATCACGATTGAGTAAGGAGGTACGACATGGCAACGAGTGATATTGGAAAAGGTGCATTTTTAAATGTAAAGAACAAAGACACAGGTGAAATCGAAAAGAAAACCCTGATTCCTCCGGCTCCGTCTGATGGTGATTTGGGTGGAATTTCGGAAGAAGACTTGGCGCAGATCAAAACAAACAAAGAAAAAATTAGTTTACTAAATGAAGAAAAAGCAAACGGAAAAGGGATTTCATTCTCGATTAACGAATTTGGTGGACTTAGAGTAACTTATGATGATGGAAAATAGGAGGATATAATAATGGCACAGGCATCTGTAGATATTGCTATGGAAAAAACATCACAGGAGATTCTTGAGATGTGCAAAATTATCCGCACAATGGTAACGGATGTAGAAAAATTCGACTGGAAAAACTTCTGGGCGAATATGGCAACAGGAGAACTGTTCTCCACAAAATTCTATAATTACGAAAACTCAACGAATCCAGCTGGAGAAAAGCTGAATGCTTCAAAAGGACTGGTTGCAGTTCCTTCCACAGACAAGGTGAAGAATCAGGATGATTTTGCTGGAAGAAATGCATTTAATTACATTGACTGCAATTTCACGATGAATGATTCCGGTGATAAGATTCCGGTTGCAATTAAAGGTGGTAACGGATTTTCCAATACAGGGAAAGTCGATGTAGGAATCATGACTCCGCCTACTTATTGGGGCAAGGAAGAATTTGACGGATATTACATCATTCATTTTTCTGATACGCCGCATCCGGAAGTGGGCTGTACCATTCCGACTCCGTGGACAAATGAAAGTCTTGGATACGGAATCGTCACAAAATACTATGCCGGTTTGATTGATGGAATCGCATACAGTTCTTCTGGAAATGCGATTTACAATTTTGTTTCTGCGCAGTCGACAATCGGCGAGCTAGAAAAGAAAGGTGCTGGGTATGTCGGTTCCGGTTCGGAGCGTACTGCATATCTCCTCTGTATGTTGCGGATTAAGTATGCGACAAAGAACAGTCAGAAATACTTTAGAGGTTGTGTTGATACTGGCGGTCATCAGTACAAAGTTGCTGAAACTGGCGAGAATGTAAATTACGTGGTGATTACAACAGCTCAGGCGAAGAACTTATATGTTGGAGAAACTGTATCAATCGGTACTCCGGGAGCTAATAACAATGTTGATCGTGGACAGGCAAGCATGAATGCAATTGCAAAGAATGTGAGAATTACAGCGATCGAATCTATTGCGGATACAGCAAACAGCAAGGTATATGTCGAAAAGGCTGGCATGACGATTACTGCGGATGCTTATATTTCAACAATGCCACTGCATTCCGGTACAACAGATGAAGTACTTGGAGCTGATGGATACATTTCCAATGACGGAAAGCACGCATTCAAGCTCGGTGGTATCGAGGAAGGCGTTGGAGCTTACTTCATCTCCATGAATGAGATATGGAATAAAACCACAGCCAGTATGGTTGACTATTATGTGCGTCCGAAAGGAGTCGCTTGGTCTGCGACAGCTTCTGGATGGAAAAAGGTTGTTACAGTGGATTTGATTGATTCCAACGACTGTTGGATTGGAGATATTGACATTGACCTTGAGACTGGCGTTGATTATCTAAAAACGGTTGGAACTGGTGATTCTGTTGGCGTTGGAGACAGAATCTATAAAGGCAGTACCGGTACTGGTTACAGAGAGGCTTTGAAGCGTGGGGGCCTCTGGTCTGGCGGGGGCGCTGGTTTCTGCTACTCGTATCTCTGGAACGAGGTCTCTAGGGCGTTTTGGATCTTCGCCTTCTGCGTTTAGTTCCTACCACCTTTCAGGGGTGAATTTTTTCGTAGAAAAAAGAGGGGCTCTTCCCCTTAATTAAGTTGAAGAGAAAATATAGGACTTGTCGTGCTGGCGTGGGAACCTCAGGAATGGCGGGGACGCTGGTTTCTGCTACTCGAATCTCAGGAACGAGGTCTCTAGGACGAATTGGAACTACGCCTTCTGAATTTTATTATGCAAACATTATGCACCGCTGGGTGCTTGCACGGCATTTCGCAACAATAAGTTGTACCGTAAGGTCTTAAATAAGTAACAAGAAAGGGAGCTGGTGCCACGGCAGTGGTACTGGCAGTCTATACGAATTGGTATAGACTGGGGCTAGTAGAAAAAACCGAAAGTCCCTCGGAACTAAAATGAAACGATACTGCAAGAACATTGATATAACAAGCAGAGAATTAATCTCAGAAGCAACATGGAGCTGTATAAGTAATAAAATTACACGTAGCGACACAATTCACATGTTCATGGAATACACAGGACTTCCGTATCAGTTTTTGATGGATATAGCTCAAGAGAGCCGATATATGCTAGACAGTATTGTGGAAACTGTCATAGATGGTATCCGACAAGAAATCCTGGAACAGAAGTATATTGTGAAGAAAATCCGTTACAGAATCAAGAAAGATTCTTGTACCGGAAAGCTACGAAATATCGGAATTCAAGATATTAAACAGCAAATCTACGATTATATCGCAGTATACGGCTTGAAAGAATTGTTTGAAAAGAAATTCGGCTTTTATCAATGCGGAGCAGTTAAACGTAAAGGTAATGAATTTGGAGCTGGAGCTATCAAGAAGTGGTTAGCAGATAAAAATATTCGTTGGGCATGGCAAGCAGACGTTCGGCATTATTATGAAAATATAAATAAAAATGTTCTGAAAAAGATGTTGAAACGTGATGTGAAGAATGACAGGCTTATTCATTTGGTGTTCTTCTTGATTGATACATTCGAGTATGGGCTTTCTATAGGTTCATATTTGAGCCAGTTCTTAGCGAATTACTATCTGAGCAAGGCTTATATCTACGCAAGCCAACAGTTCAAGATTCGCAAGAGGAAAGACGGAACAGTCAAGAAAGTAAGGCTTGTAAGCCATGTGCTATTTCAGATGGATGATATCATTTTCTTCGGTCACAGCAAGAAAGATATGAAAATGCTAGTGAAAAGATTTAACGAATATATCAGCAAAGAGTTAAGCCTTGAATTAAAGGAGACAGCTCATTTTATCGACTTGCAAACAGAATATGTAGATATTCTTGGACGGAAGATATCAAGAAAGAATCTGACAATACGTTCATCAACATTCTTGAAAGCAAGAAGAACTTATAAGAAAGCCTATTCCTATGTCTGTCACGGAAAAGAGATTCCTCTGAAACTTGCAAGGAGCTGTGTGGCAAGATACGGAGCAATTAAACACACGGATAGTAAGAGATTCCAAAGGCGATACCATGTTGAACTTATAAATAAGATGGCTAAGAAAGTAATCGCACGAGCCACGAAAGGAGAACAACGTGAATACAATGAGATTTTCGGAGAAACAGGAGAAAGTAAGCATCTATGAGCTTGAGAACGGAGCAAGAGATGCGGTTATCCTAACAAATGAAAGAGAAGTTACAAAGACAGAACCGCTGGAAGATGGCAAAAAAAAAGATACTACGGAATATGAGTATGATGGAAACATCTTCCGCACTCACTCACTGACAGCTGAACAGATCAAAGCTGATCCTGAGAGTTATCTGGACTACGAGGGAGATGAAGCTCCTACAGACGCAATGGTTGAGTATGCAAACCTTAAAATTGACGAGTACACAGCACAGTTAATGGAAGAAGGACTTATTTAAGAAAGGCGGTATAAGCAATGAGAATTTTAGTGGAGAGTCTGAAAAGACTGTACAAGAATGACAGAGTAGATCGG